TGTAAATACTATGGTCATTGTTTAACAGAACACTATCGTTATGTAAAAGATTTGAATAATAGTTGTAACGGATATAAAGGACTATTGGAGTATTATGGAAAAAGAATGGAAAATTAGACAAGCATTGTATCACAAATTAAATAGTGATTATACTGACGATCTAAAAAAAGTAAAAATAGAAATTAATAAAAATATAGTTGAAAATGCTGTAAGATATTTTTATAACACTGATATGCCTTTTATATATCCCTCAAAAAGTTATGTGGTGGCTATTTGTTATGCTTATTGGTTATCAAAAGATTTTGGTGAAGATTTTTATGAACTATTAAGTGATAAAAATTTATTATATGACAATGACCCTTACTTTAAAACATATGAAGAAGATAACAACACTTATGATGAAATATTAAAAAAAGTTATGCCTCTTAATGAAAATAAAGGTATAGTACCTGATATAAAGAATTATTATATGGCTGAATTTTTTATATAAATACTAATGTAACAATATAAAGGTGAATGATATGACAATTAATATAAATGGTAAAGATTATGACGAAACTAAGTTTGAAGAAATATTAAAAAATTACATTATAGCCAGACAAGAAATACAAAACAGTAAAGCTAGATTTGTTATGGAACTTGAAAAGATTGACGTTCTTACAAATTATTATAATGGTAAAATTAACGAAGAATTAAAAAAAATTAAATAAATGGCAAGAATAGAAAATTTATCAATAGACGCAGGAGCATCATTTTCAAGTAATGTTACTGTAAAAAATACCGATGGTACTGCTTTCAATTTAACAGGATATACAGCTCGAGGTAAAATGTCCAAAGGATATTCTAATACCCATGAAAGAGTGTATTTTGATATTACTGTTTATGCGACAGACGGCATAGTAACAATTGCTTTAAATCCAGCTACAACGGTTCAGTTAGAAGATGGTCGTTGGGTGTATGATGTTGAAATAACAAAAACATCTGATAGTACTGTAACACGTATAGTTGAAGGTATTATTACTGTTTATCCTTCTGTAAGTTCTAGTGTTTAATATTTAAGTTTGATTTAAAAGAATCTATTATATCGTAATTTAAAGTTGATGGTTCTTCCCATATAGTTGATTTTCTCAACCAACATATTGCAGGTGTAGGACTCATTATTGCCAAAGGTACGATTGATTCTTTATCTTCAGGTGAATTAACTCTCATAAAATAATAATTATCTATTGCACGATTAACACCTTTTTCTTTTAATTCATTTAACAATAGTTCTGCTGTTGTATATGTAATTGCATACGCATGGGCACCAGAGTGCCTTTTTATATCTATAACCTCTTTAGGTGGCCCTGCCTTTTTATTATCATAAACACTAGGGTCTGAAAACTTATAACCTAATGTAACTATTTTATTATTAGGTATTTCTATATCTATCTTTTGTAACATAATAGAATCATGTTCTAATATAATAGCACATTCTTTATTATCTAATATTCTTTTCCATATATTAAAATGGCCAGCTGTTGCACAGGCCGCTTCATTCTTCATTATATCATTTACTTTATAATCAAAATTTTTCCATACTTGTTCTTGTGTAAGTCCTTCATATCCTTCTATACACTCCCATTCAAGTCCAATCTTATCACAAGACTTTGCACACTCTCTAGCATATTCAACAGATATAGGATTTTTAGTTGCTAAGATATAGGCCTTTGTTGGTTTCATGCCTGTTTTTTTCTTTTTAAAATGATAATCACCATCATATTCAACTCTACTGAAATTGGATATAAAATCAAATCCAATTGAGTCCATATATGTTATTACTTCAACAACATTGGGTGCGCCTTCGTTATAGGTCTTATGTTGGGCTTCTAATATAATATCTGAACAATTTTTAATACATTCTTCTGCTCCTTTAAGTATATCTAATTCTGAACCTTGAACATCTAATTTAATTAAATCTGGTAATGGATAACCTTTTTGTTTAACTATTGTATCAAGTTTATATCCTACTTTAATTTCTGCATGTTCTTCAACAAAAGCTCCAGTAATTTCTTTATAATAAGAATTACCACCTGGATTGTCAATATTGTGATAAAATTTTAATTCTTTATTATCTTCGTTTGTTAATAGACCAATATGATATTGGTGTTTAGTTGTTGATAAAACAGTTTCAACTCCTTGTTCAGCATCAAATAAAACATATTTACTATTAGGCCATCTTTTCTCAGCATGTCTTGTCCAATGTAATACACAAGCACCTATATCATAAATTACTTTAGGTTCTATGTCTAAATTTTTTATATAATTTTGATGGTCTACAGGTAATCTATCTTCTTCTGTAATATAATCAAGGGTTGTTTTTTGTTTAGTAGATACTGGTGCCTTATAAATCAAAGGTTCAGAATCTACAACAAATGTTTTGGCACCTGTATGTGAACATAATATAGTAGTATCTGCAAATATCTTAAATCCTTTTGATTTTGCTTTACGACAAAAATCTACATCTTCTGATAATGTATTTTTATGGTCAATTGCTGAATGATAAACAAATTGAGGATAACCTACAACTCTTAATACTTCTGATTTAATTAAAACGCAACCCATACCACAGGCCGCTATTTCTAAAAAAGGTGTATTTTTGATTTTATCATAAGGTATATTACTATTACCTCCTTGAGGATTCTTTTCATATATCTCTAATGTATGTTCGTGTTCTTTTCTTTGTATATACAAACCAGAAACCATATCAACATTATGATTTAATAATTTTTTAAGAGTGTCTTTTGGAAATGCAATATCACTATCTACAGAAAACAAATAATCATAATGAATAGCCCAATGAGATATTAAATTTCTTATTTGGTCTATTTGATAACCATAAAAGAATTGAAACTCTGCTTTATATCCTTCAGGCATTTCTAAATCGTATATTGATTTAAATGTTGTAGGTTCAATATACTTATTAGTAGGAACAGCAATTAATATAGTTTTCATTGTGTCAATATTCTGTTTGCGTTTTTAGTTTGTTCACTTGCGTTTACTTTATAATCATTTAATGGACTCATATCATTATAATTATAAACTATGTCTTGTACTACTTTAATTTTATTAGGGTCAGCCTTTTCTATTAATGTATAGAATATAGATCCATCGCCACCTGCTTTGTACCAATTGCCTTGTTCGTCTTTAAATTTATTATCATCAACACTATCTAAAAGAAATGCTTTAAATGTTCTTAAATGTGTGTAAGGCATATTCCAATTAAATTTATGGGAACGATATTTCTTTTCTTGTTTAATTTCATTAGGATAAGGTTGAGATATTAAAGGTATTCTATCTACCATAGACCAACATGAACCATAAGTAAATTCAGTTGTGCCATCATAAAGATTATTATAGAAATGAAATATTTGATTATCATTAACTAATGAATCATCACCATCTAAAAACATTATGATATCATTTTTTTCTCTGTATTCTATTATAGTTTCTATTTGATTTCTTACTGCACCTTTATTTTTTATATTTTTAATTACTTTAATTTTATCGCTTTCATATCTTTTTGCAATCTCATAACTGTTATCAATAGAACCATCATCTATAATGACCATTAAATAATTATCATAATCTTGTGTAATTACAGATTTAATACATTTTTCAATATAATTCTCCGCATTATACATTGGCGTAACTACTATTATCTTTTGTTGTGGAGTTCTAGGTAAATAGTTTTCTTCTTTATTAAAGAATCTTCTACCAAACACTTGATGTATTCTATTATTAATATGACTTACTTTTTTATAGTCGGCTAAAGGCAAATACTCATTTATTTTTTTATAGATATGTTGTTTCCATTGTAATGCAACCGAATCCCAACCTACTATATCTTTTATAATATTACAGTAATACATTTTTTGTTGATGTAAATATCTATCAGCATTTGCCTTTAAAACAATATCAATAAATTTTCTTTCTTGTTCTTCTTTAATAATCCATGGAAATAATCCATTTGGTTCTATTGGATAATCTAACATATAACAGGCCTGTTCAATAGCTGTTTCTTCTAATGCTCCAAAACGATTTGTAATTAATGGTGTGTTATAAGCTAACGATTCTAATGTAGATATTCCAAATGTTTCAGGAAAGGATGCTGGGTATAACATAAAACTGGCCTGTGCCATGATCTCTGCTATTTCAGATTGTTTAATTATACCTGTAAACTCAACATCTAATTTTTTATATTTTTCATCTGCCACAAGTTGTCTCCATTTTTGTTCTTGTACATCTGGTGCTGAATTTTCTCTAAAACGATAATACCCACCAATTACTTTTAATTTGGCCTGAGGTATATTTTGTTTAACTCTTTCCCATATTCTTTCAACTAATGGAATCATTCCTTTAGTAACTGAAGCATTATAAACATATAAGTGTGGATCTTTTTTAGTTATATCAACTTCGTCTTTATATCTTATGATACCATTACGAGTTATGAAAATATGATTTTTTAAAACTTCAAACATTCTTTTTTTACCATGGTCACAATTAGTTACATAAGAAGTTTGAAAATCTGATAATGTAAATATCTCATCAAAGTCTTTATTTAATAACATATCTTCAAGTAGATGATCTCCACGAGAAAAGGTATCGTGCATCCACATTGCTTTTAATTT